GCACGAGCAGATCTATTCGATTACATCGAGCGGTTTCACAACCCGAGAATGCGTCGTAGAGTCGCCAGGCAAGATCTGAAGTTTTCAGCCCTTTTCAAACCGTCCGTGGAAATGGGGTAGAACCCCTTCGTCTGCATCAACTTTCAGAGCCATGAGATCCAAAGAATCGACCACTGAGAAGCTATCAGTACTGTCAGAATGCCGTCCCACGATGACTGGAATGACACGCGCAGCGGCGCTGTAGGAGTGGTTCAGGCCGCGTACGACCGCCAGGGAGCCATTCCTTACCCCAGCAGACTCTACAAGCTCGTGCTTATCATGCTCAAAAACCATCACATACCTGGACGAACTCACGTAGGCATTCAAGCCGGCAAGCCGAAGCACCGATTCTCCCGCCTGGTGCTCACCTTCGATATGCACTTGTAGCGGCCACAGCGGCACAAAAAGCAGCCCGGTGCGGTCGATAAAGTCAGCTTCAAAGCCGTACCGATCTTCATCAGCCAAGGGTATCTGGTAGGCGACAGAAAGCCTCGGCTTATCCCGCGCAGCGATTCTCTGCTCAGCTCCGTCAAAGCTCTCGATCACTTCAGTCAGATAGCTCAGCGTCAGCGTTGGTGCTATAGACCAGTCGATAATGTTTGATACCAAAGACGCCGACTCTTGCTCGAACGTGGCCTGATAGATGGATCCGTCGATGGTGGCCCGTAGGCCAAGAGCACCCTTTTGGCTAAGTGAAACTATGTAGTCATACGAAACGCTCGGCTGTAGCGACCCTGAAAGCATTCCGGATCCCTCAGCAGCGCCCGTGCTGGACAAAAACTCGACCGACTCAAGGTTTTTTGACTCTGTGTACGAGTGCCACAGGCTCATTTCGCCAGTGCTTTCGACGACTTCACCTGACGTCTTCTCTATAAAGACATGGTTGCGGAAGCTATCAAGGAATGTTTTTGCCAAGTTATTCATCATCAAGCCTCACTACGTAGCCAAGGTTGCCTACAGCTCCGGCAGAGGCTGTTGATTTACGGAAATACGGAAAGCCGACGTACCGAGACTGCCCGATCTGGAACTCGCGACCAGGCTCAATCAGCTCGAAATTCGCAACGAAAAGGTCATCAAACTCCGCAAATGGTGAATGCCTGCCGTTCCACTTCACAAAAGTTCGCACTGGTGCCAAAGCTGGAAAGCCACCGGCAGTCTCACGGCATCGAGCAAAATTCCCCATCCAGCCGAAGCCACCAGCGTAGAAGTTCGAAGGGAAGTCTAGGTCTGCGTACAGATAAAAAAGCACCTCGGAGCGAGTGAGATTTCCGCTGTCCCAGCCGACAAGCGTGTCAAAGCTGTACTGATAGACCGCAGCCGGCGAATAGTCTGAAAAAAGCGGAGACAGGTAGTGCTGCTCCCAAGCGTGAGTCGAGCAGAGGTACTTTCCACCGCTTCCTGGCACGTACACTGGGAGCGCTCCGAAAGACATGCTCGAGTAGCGATCAGAGTCGAAAGTCGTCGTAGCGATGAAAGCATTACCGCTGAAAAAGACATCAAGCTTCCCGCCCAGGCCGCTCTCCAAAAGACACTTTTGAGTAGGCCGAAGCCCAGGCTGCCCGAAGTACGACTTATCAGGATCAAAGCCCTCAGCGACACGGGCCACCACGCCCCGCTGCGCATAAAGTGAGTGCTTGTAGTAAGTCTCTCTATCAAGAATGCAACCGTCGATAGACCGGAAGACAACATAAGCACCCGACTTCGACGCAGACATCCACATGCCAAGCCGGCGATCAACGTCAGTAACCGTGACCGGAGTCGATGTGTAATCCGGATTCCGCACCACTTCGTTAGTAGTCCAGGTCGTCGGAGCCATTAGCCCGAAGTAGTGGATCGTCCAGCCAGCTTTTTCCAGACACTTCCTGAGCGCGCCGAGCAAATCGTTGTGATCACTATATGTAGTCGTCAGCCGCTTCATGAGAGCCTCAGTAGATAAGTTTCAGAGGCCCGGTCGACGTTCGGCACAACCAGATAATCGACGCCTTCTACAGCCAGCATTGAGCCGGGAGGCAGCCCCTGAGTCGTAACAAAAACGCCCTCGAGATACCCAAGCCACTGCCCGTCGTCGGCATACCGCTCACCAGACCCAATCGGCGCATTATCACGACTAGCCGACCCGTCGAAGTACGACGACACAACAAGCGCAGGGAAAAGAAGATGCGACCCATCTACCTTCGGCCCAAGCGACCTAAAACGTGCGTTGAAGGGGAAGACATACGAGACATGCTGCGAAGCATCAAAGCTCGAGTAAGAGACAACAGACTGACCACCAACAAGCTGCCAAGAGCCATCAGGACAGCACACTTTGGGGCAGTGCAGCGCCCCACCACCATGGAAAGGATATGCGGACTTGTACAGCCCATCGACATCCCCGGATCCGCCCAAGAAGCACGGAAACGGATACTGCCGAGTCGACCCAAAACACTCGATCAAGCCAGCATAAAAAGAGTAATAAACCGAACCGGAACGAACCACGCCGGCAACTCGACGATCACCCACAACCGTCCAGCAATCAACAGCCCCAGCTGGAACAACGAATCGCGGCAAGCTCGACACATAAGCCCCAGCCTGGCCCTCAACGCTCTTTGACGAATCAAATACCGGAAAACCAGAAACCCGAACTACATCACCGGCAACCAAAAACGCAACAAACCCCAGCCCATGCGGCAACTCAAAGACTTTCTCGCCTTCAAGATCACGCACACAAACCCACCCCTTTGACGGCAATAAAGCACCAAAAAGATCAGCAAGGTATTCGACACCCGAAGGATAAGTAGTTATGTTCGCAGTCATTGTTATTATTCTTTTATAGACTGCGAACATTATATCACTTAATACTGTAGTTCGCTTTTGTTTGCTCTAACTACATTCATAATGACTTTTGCGCCTGCATCGCTCTCCATTGCTTTAGCGAAAGAGTCGATATCGATGGTGTTGTATATAGCGATATTTTGTGGCGTCTCAGCTGATTTCGAAGAGCCTTTGAAAAGATTCCTTTGGTGTCTCGGATCTCGACTAGTTATGACTTCTTCATCTTTCTCAAGAATCGCAGCGACCTCATTAGACTTCAGTCCGATGCCATCAGCAGTGCCGCCGCCATGAAAGTAAGGTGCACCGATAAAAGCAGTTGGGCTTATCCAGCGGGATCTTCCAGAGCCACCAGCCTCTCCACCGCCGTGCCTTACTGCGGCTAGTATTGAGCCAAGCCCGCCACCGGCCTGAGCACCCCCACCAAAAGCCGTCAGCATGCTCTGCACTGCAAGCTGGGCCGTCATCTGAGCGATGATCTTGAGGATCCCGGTCACGACAGACTCAGCGAAGTCACCGAAAGCCTCTTTAGCCGACTTCGTGCCGCTGATGAAGTCAGTGAAAAGCCCGGAAAGACTCCCTTCAATGCTTCCCCCAATCTCAGAAATTGACGTCTGCAAGTCAAAGACCTCAGCCCTGGCGGCTTTTGCGGCATTCGACATCTTGTCCACATCGTCGCCATTGCCCGTCTTAGCAGCCGCAGCAAACCCTCTTTCCTCGAGCTTTTTCGCTTCCTTGAGGTAGTCCAGAGGGGAAATTCTGTTGTTCTCGAGCTTATCTTTCAGGCTTGCATACTGACGCTCGACCTCATCCATCTCCGCCTTGGCCTTGCGCGCATCGACCAGGTTCCTGATGGCCGTAGAGTCTTCACCCAGGGCTTCCATATCGCGGATGGTGTCCTCAAATTCCTTCTGAATCCGCATAAACTCGGCGCCCACTTGATCCCCACCAAGCGCCCGGAGCTCGATCTCAGCACTCTCTCTGATCGTCTGTAGCTGCTCCTTCAGCTGATCGATCTCGGCGGCACGCTCGGCTTTCAGCAAAGAGCTCTGGTTGATGAGCTCAGCACCAATCGCGACCTGCTCACTTCTTTTGATAGCAATGTCGGCTTCGTACTTCGCGATCTCAGCTTGAATGCCGGGCAGATCATTCAGGTTCTTCGTGCCCGCCAGGAGCTTCTGCTGACCTGCGAGCCCGGCTTGGAGCACTTTGATGTCTTGGTCGATCACTTTTTTGCGCTGCTCAGCGATCTTCTGCGCAGTCTCCAGCTCGATCTTCAAGCGCATGTCCGCGACCTGGGATGCCGATAAGTTCTCGGCTCGGGCTCTTGCGGCGAGTCCGGAGAGCTCGATCTGGCTGCGGGTTTCGATGGTTTTTGTTGCTGATTCGATCTCGAGCTTGGCGCGTTCGGCCTGTAGACGGGCCTGGGTTTCAGCGATCTTGGCGGCGGCTTCTAAGTTTTTGGTCTGAAGCTTTGCTAGCACTCCGTCCTGCGACTTTTCCTGGCGCTTGGCTGACTCTTTCTCGATGTCGTCGCGGTTTTTGAGTACGTTTTCTTTGTACCGCTTCTCGAAGTCGTCCAGGCTTTTCAGTAAGTCGGGGTTGAAGACTTGGTTGGCGTTATCCATGCCCATCCGCTTTGCTGATTCGCGCAGCCTGCGGACAGCTTCGAGTGCGGGCTCGAGGTTCTCGGTCTTGAAGAGCTCGACGGGCTTGCCTGAGCTTGCTTGGAAGGACTGCACTCTGATTTGGAAGTCCTCCAACTTCCCGGTCATTTCGTCCATGTTGAAGGCTCGGGTGAAGTCCAGCACGGGCTTTACGAAGACCGAGTTGAAGATCCCGATTGCAGTTGAGAAGGCTGACCGACAGACATTGACGACGCCATTTCCAAAGCTGACGAATCCTTTGTCGATAGTTCCAAGCCCGGTTATAAAGAGCTCGACAAAGAAGAGCGCGACGCTCGAGATGCCAGCAAAGAGTGTGTCTATCGTGTCTTTAATGCGGCCTACGAAGCCGACTGCACCGACCATCCCGGAGATGACATCAGAGAAGCGATCACCGATGCCTTTGATCGGGCCTTCAGTATCTTTTGCGATACCGACTATCGACTCAGTGATTGTCTCTGCGACCGCCGCGAGCTGGGGCGCCATGCCGGCCAGGACTTTGTCGAAAGCTGTCGAGCCGACTTTGCCGAGTTGAAGAAAAGATTTGTTGAGCTGATTGACGCCTATTGTCTCTTCGTCTGACAGCGTGAGTCCCAGGCGCTTCGCATCTTCCATCAACCTGCGCATCTCTACGCCGCCATTTTTCAGGACTGGCAGAAGGTTTCGGAGAGCGTCAGAGCCGATTTGATCTAAAAAGGTGAAAGCTGAGGCGTCTGAGATCCCGTCCAGCTCCTCGGCGATTTTCATCAACTGATCCAATGGGTTCAGCTTCGCGAATTTCTCGGCATCGACATTCAAGACCTCAAAGAAATCAACCGCGCCGCCAGACCCAATGGAGCTAAACTCTTCTATCTTGATGCGTACTTCGTCTAATGCATCAGCGAATTGCTCGGGCCCGACGTTAGCGCCTTGAAAAGCAGCGTACTGCGCGGCGGTCAACTGCTCCATCGACAAGCCAAGCCGCTTCGCTACCGCGTCGAGCTCAGTCAGCCGGCTTACAGACTCTTTGATAGCGACACCGCCCGCGAACGCAGTGATCAGTGCCGTCACCTTCGCAGCCGTGCTTTTTAAGACTCCAGAGGCCTCATCTTTTGCTTTTAGAATTAAGCTAATTACTGTGCTATTTGCCATTATTATTCTTCTTCTGAAATTGACTCAAGTAATTCGATGAAACCCTTCTGGTCTCCGCTATTCATTGCAGCCCGACTCAAGTGACTTGCGCTCTGCTCAAGCCTCAGAGTTGAGTTAGCGATGCTCTTTTGTACTTCGAAAGTCTGATAAAGCTTCTTAAAGCTGTACAGGTACGAATTAAACGCAGCGGTGTTATGGCCTCTCGATATCAAGTACTCACACATGTAGAAGAGGCTTTTGATGAAGTCTTCCGCTGCTTTTAGCTCACTTGCTCCTGCATCTTCGCGAGCTCTTCTTCGCTCAGCTTCATATAGCCGAATTTGATCAGCAGCTGAAGTACTAGCGGCAGCAGGTTTTCGAGACTTTTTTTTAGCCCGGTTGGGAAAGTGAGATCTAGTACAGTAGCCAACAGCTCAATCTTGATCGGAATTACGAAGCTGGCGACGTGCTCTGATGCTTCGCGTTGCTTACAACCGCAAGCCACGATGTCGTCACTGAACGAGGGAAAAGCCATCAAAAGTTCGCGTGCAGAAGCCTTATTCTCGACGTTCTCTTTGACGTTGCGGAGGAAGTAGGCAGCGAAGACCATGCCGTGCTTATGAACAAGATATATAAGGTCTTCAGTATTTAATCCAAAAACTTCGACAGCAACCTTGGGCCGCTCACCAATAGCCTGCTGTACAACAACGGTTTTTGTTGGAATTACGACGTCAGATAGATCAGGTACTGTGGGTGACATATCAAGCCTTTATTATTGTTGTTTTACATATATTACCATGTTTCACGAGGAACTTTATTGACAAGCGAAGGCAAAGTAGTTGATTATTTGAGCTCAAAAGGCATGAGGCCAAGGATATGAAGATAAGTGATATGAGCCTGGCGGAGCGTGATGAGTATGTTTGCCGTCAAGCTGCTGCTGTGCTGAGAAGTGCTGGATATGAGATGCCGGAGACTAAGGCTGTTGAGTATCTTCTTGAGATGGACGAAGAGCCCGGTTTTCGCTTTGATGTACTTCAAGTAGTCTTTGACTGTATCGCTTTCTCTTTGAGCCATAAGAGATACGACTACCCTACCCGGCTGGCGATGGATGAGATGCTTCTTGAGATAGAAGCAGAGTATCGAGAAAGGCTTACTGATCGGCTTTTTGAGATAGCTGAAGCGGCGGCGAAGGATGAGATCTTGCCGCTATTCTCCCTCAGCTTGAATAAAATGGTCTGACAGACATGCAGGCACGCTACTCAAGTAGACTTTCGCCTCCCGAGCGATCTCATCAGCCGTTTCCTCGCGTTCAGGCAGCTTTACTGCCCATCGCCTGCCTGGGTGGAGAGTGTCCCACCTAGGCCTAACGCCGGCTTCACGCCCTTTGCCGGGCTGATGGTTTCCAAAGCCGTCTATAACAGCATTCCAGACTGGAACGAACCGAGTGATGATCAAAGACTCGCCTAATGGGATCCAGATGTCGTCAACAACAAGAAAGCGGCAGTAGAAATCATCTAATTCGAGATCACTAGACTTGATAGAGTTAGCGTGCTCACGCAGCCGTACCTGCAAGACATTACCTACCTCTTCTGTAGAAGCAATCCCTGTCCTGCCGCCTTTGGGTATAGCTTTACCAACATAGATAGGCCATAGAAATTTACCATCCGAATTCATCCGCGATAGGTTTTCATACGCCGTATGATCGCCCACGTAATAGATCGCATAAATCCCAGCGCCGTTGAATTTCGGTACTTTAGCTAAAGGATGGATGTCCTTGGAGAGCAGTGCCTCTGCAACGCTTGCTCCGAGGTTCTTCTTGTCAAGCGGATTAAAAGGAACGACTGTCATGCTACATTCTTCCCTTCAGCACTACGCTTGGTGCGAAGAACTTTCTCAATCTCGGCAGTGAGTAGCTTATCAGCGACGCTCGATGCGACCTGTTGAGCAAGCAATACGGGCACAGCATTTCCGAGTTGCCGCATCGTCTCTGTCCAGCTACCGTGGAACTTGTATCCGTCCGGGAATGTTTGAATTCGAGCGCTCTCGCGGACAGTGAAGTATCTGACCTCGCCTGTCTCTTTAACGAGCATGTTTTCACCGCCAGGAACGCCATGATCGCCAGCTTTAAGAGTTTTCGCGGGTAGATCCAACGGGCTGCCAGTGTGGCCTGGATAAACCTTCGCTCCGCCTTGGAACGAATGATTGCTTACAAGCGATGCGTCAGAAGATAGCGGATCTGGCAAGTCACAGATTGCATCACGTACAGTGCGCCAAGGCTGCGTATCGACTTGGATAACTCCACTCCTGAGTTTAGCGACACGGGTTTTAAGCTTCTCAGGTATGGCTGGTTGCGGAATGCCATGCCGAGCCCAGTATTTGCCTGTAACCCATTGGTCATGCAGTAATGCGTCATAGCTATGCGTGGGGTCTGGGAATGACCACTCGATACCTAGATCATCCCTGAACCCGACGATAAAGACCCGCTCCCGTTTCTGCGGTACACCGTAGTCTGCTGCGTTGATGAGCGTGGCGACGACATTGTAAGTAAGCCCGCGCCCCTTACGCTTCCCACTTGTGCGCTCCGCTTGTAGCCGAGCCAAATGATCTTGCCAAAGCTCATCTTTGCGGGATGGAACCTCGGGAAACTCAAGCTGGAGCTGGATATATTGAAAATAGTTAGCGAATGAAGACCTAGTCAGCCCTTTGACGTTCTCAAAAATAAAGGCTTTCGGCTTTAGCTTACGGAGAATGTCGACGCTAGCAGGAAACATGTCGCGGCTATCGTCATGCGCTTTGTGCTTTCCGCCCATCGAGAAAGGCTGGCAAGGCGGGCCGCCAGACAGCAATTCGATTCCCTGGGGGATGCTGCTCCAGTCAAAAGCGCGGACATCTCCATGGTGAAGATTCCAGCCCGCAACCAGAGGGAATTGCCGACGCTGATTTTCACGGACTGTGTCGCACGACCACTTGTCCCACTCAACCACGGCGAGATGCTCGAAGCCTGCAATTTCGCAGCCCATAGCCAGCCCGCCTGCACCTGCGAACAACTCGACTGACTTCATGGCACATCCCCATCTAGGAAAAAAACGCCGTGAGTCTACCAAACGCCCCCTTTCCTTGTCGCGACCGCAAGCAAAAAAGGGCCCTCGTGGGGCCCGGCATTTGTGCTGCATGTGACGCTTTTATGCTGCTACGACATGCTCTTCCTTGAACATCTTCGACAAGCCACTTCCGGTGACCGCTTTGGATACTTGCAGAGTGCCCCGGATCTCTTGATCTGCGTAGTCTTCAGACAGTAGCTGACGCTGAGCTGCTGGAGACAGCGAGACTTTGTGATACGTGACTTTCACTGGAGTGTCTTGCTCGGCGAGGTTGACGCCGTCAAAGATGATCATCACGTCCACGCCAGTCGTCACCATGCCCTCGATCCTGCGTACAGCGGCTTTGTCATACACGACTTCGACACTGTCGCCGTCCTGGATACTAGAGCCCTGCGGGAAGTAGATCGAGCCATTGGAGATCACGTAGTCAGTGCCTTCAACCAGCGGATCCATCGCTTCATCTACAGTGACGCTAGTGACAGCGGCGATGATGCCTGGGACTACAATGCTGCGGCCTTTGTGAGCAGTGGCAGTGGCAGTGGCGCCTGTTTCAGCGATGTCTTCAGTGACCTGGCCGAAAAGCGCGAGCTCCATGACCTCAGGTGAGAACGACTTCATGTTAATGGTCAGTTCGCCGGAGTTCTTGATGGTCTTAGACTTCGCTACACCGAGTGTGCCGTAAACCATGTCTTTCATCTCGACCTTTTCAGTCGAAAGTCCGAGCACTGCGGACGATGCCTGGCCGACCGTGAAGAATCCGCCGATAGGCTGGTCATTGGCATCGAGTCTGGAGATCAGCAAGCCGCCGTTCGAGATCCAGCCAATAGTTGTGTCTGGTGCGTTAAATCCTAGTGACATATCGATATACCTTATTGTTATTATTGTTTGGTATTAGTTTGAGCTCAACTTCAAACGAGGGAAATTCTTTGTGACCAGATAACGCTCCATGCGGAGAAATTTACGTTACCTTTTTGGCCGTTAAAAGATTCCTTGATAGATTGTAACATAGGAGCTCTGCTATTTGTTTTAGCGTCCCCGCGATAGTTCTCGATAATCTTTGCAACTTCAACGGCAGTGTCAGTTGCAATTGTGGACATGCCGTGAGTTGTCGGGTCTGTCTTGCCGATTACCCAGGCGCCAAAAAGAGCATCTACTTCGAGTTTGACGCGCTTATCTTTTGCGGGTATATCGCCGCCGCCGCAAGATAGAAGGATATATGGGCGTTTGCCGTCTATTTTAATGTCTTTTAGATCTTCAATGACGAGTTCGCCTGAGAAGAACTTGATACTCGGATTTGACGGCAAGGCTTCGATCAGCGTTTTTATTTGTTCTAAGTGGTCTGAGATGTTCATTGGACTGCCTTCGTTATTTTGTCGAGCATGATGCGCGTGTATTCGTTTTTCCACTTATCAGGCAGGCCAACTACGGGTGTCGGCAGGAACATCCGCTGTCTTACGCCCAGGCCGCGCTGGTGTTTGTCTGCGTAGTCGATGGAAGAGCCAAGGACGATGCTCAAGCCCCTAACTTCCGAGTTGATGCTATTGCGGAGCATGCCGGTGTCGAGAAGGGGCTGGCCGTCTCGATGTTTGATCTCGTGCCACTTTGAGTCGTACGGATCTACAGATCGCCTGAAGTTGGCCTTGATGCGGTTTTCCCAAAGTGCGGCGATTTGATGAAGGCCTGATTTGACGTGGGGGTTGCTCGGCCCTAGATTCTTTATTTTGACGGCAAGTTCTTGAAGCTGCTTAGTGTCAGCAAGCATTTCGACAGACTTTTTGCCGTCGCTGCTAGCTGCAAGGCCTCGAAGAACTATTGGAAGCATTTTAGGCCCTTATCAAACGGATATTGCGGAAGCCGCTGCCTGTGCTGACCTGGCCGTCTTTTATGATAAGACGGATCTTTCCGGAAGCCACGCTTTCAAGGAATTTCAGGGCGTCTTCGTAGCGCTTGCGGATTTCGTCCGAGGTGTTGTCAGACCAATAGAAGTACCTGGAGATGTCGAGCACCGAGCCTTTAATGTCGGCAATGACGGTCGCGTCGGCTGTTGGTACTTCAATGCCGGCAGAGCGCATGTATGTATCCGCAAGCTTGGAGGCACGCTGAAGGGCGAGTTGCACGCGAGCTTCTGATCCGTCTTGTAGATCGTCGTCGCCGAACTCGCTTTGGTAGTCTGCGTATGTGGCATATGTCATAAAAGAGTTTCTCTGAGCCAATGGTTTATCTTACCACATGGGCAATCTATGTTTTGCACCCACCCCCACATCTCAACATCTCCTTATATATAAAAGAAAGAGATAAAGGAGTTATTCGGGTGGCTGTAGCTATACCCTTAAATGGCAGTAAGATAATCTGCTGGCTAAGAAGAACTTTCTTTTGCTTTTAGCTCTTCAAGCGGCACTACATGCAGATCGTCCAGATCGACGAAAGAGTCCAGACTACTTCCGGCTTTCCAAAGCCGATACCGCTCCGCACCCAAAATTCCTTTCTGATCTTCGACACTCTGCTTCTTGAGCCAGTCTTCGTAGGTATCCTCAAAAGCCGGATCGTCATCGGTGATAGCGATCATCGTCGACCTGCACCCAGGGTGAAAAGGAGGCACCTTTCGCGCCGGATCCCTGACCGAAAAAACCTTCCCATCAAGCCCACGGCAAATCGGCGACGTCCGCCCGTCGAGCACCGAGCTGATCTGATACTTCTCAAAGCCCACGCTCTCAAAAGTCCTGATGCTCGCTTGCGAAGTCACATGCGCAGAAGCCGTCCGCACCATGACCTCCGCATGCCGGCGCGCACCGACAAAGGGATTCCCAGGCTCGGCAAACAGCGCCTGCACGATCTTCGAAGTCCCAAGGCCATTGAGCACACCCAAACGCACGGTCTGCTTGATCTTCGTCTGAGTAGCAAGCTTCTGCTCAGCCAGCCACTCGCTTAAAATTTTGCCGTCAAAGGGATCTTCCTCGACCACACTCCGCACCAGCTTTTCACTGATCAAAGCTGTGTCAAAGTCGACGCCGAGCAGCTTGCTGGAGAACTCCGATTCGTACGCAAAGAGGTCTCCAAGCTCGGTCTTCAAGCTGTCTGACATCATCGAGTACTGCTCATCGATGAGCTTGTCGATAGTCGCGAACGTGCGCCTCAACTTTGCCGAAGCCATCCAGTTTTTAGCTTCCATCGCTTCATCGATCTCGGCCTTCACGCTACGCTTGAGCGCCTCAAGATGCAGTACAGACTGCTTGGCAATGCGCGTGAACTGGCCGCGCAGCCTGATCTGGTGCTTGATCGTCTCGTCGGCGCGCTTACTCATCGGCGCCACCGGCTAGGCACACGCCTTTCACATACGCCTGGAGGCCAGCGAGACGCTTTTCAGTACCGACTATTCGCTCTCTGAGCTGTAGATAATCTTCTCGAGCAGCAGGATCGAGCTCGGGCTCTGCTCCATCATCCACGCTGGCGGCGCCGGTACTTCCGGACACGACTGGACAGGTGGCTTTGACGCGCAGCCGCTTAGTGCCATCAGCGACAGCAGCCCTAAGCTGATCATTTTCACGCTTGGCATTCTTCAACTCCTCGGTATATTTCAGATCCACTGCATCCCGCGAAGCCAGCAAGCTCTTCGATTTCAGAGCCGCCTGCTCGAGCTCGGTCACAGCCGTCTGCGTCATCTCAAGCTGCAAAGCCAAGCTATCCCGCTGCCCTTTGAGCACAGCGATGGAGAGCAGCAGAAGAAGAGCGGCGACTGCTATAGCGAGATACATCTTCATAGCCCCACCTCGCACAAAGCCCGCTCTTCCGCCCTTCGCTTCACAAGACCAGGAAGCACACGCCCACCGGCATATATCCACTTATCAAGCTCGGCACAGGCACCACGGTAATCCCCTGCATTCAACTTCCGCAGCATCGTCGACCTAGCAAAATTCCCGGCACCCACGTTGTAAACAAAGCTGACAAAAGCCGCCCGCCGCTCTACAGGCATCTCGACTTTGACGTACCTGTCGACTGCATCTAGTGCTACTTGCAGATCTTCTTTAAGTAGTCCGTCGCACTCTTTTTCGGTCTTTACTTGTCCGATCTTGGCTGTAGCTGTATGGCCATAGCAGATGGTCGGGATGCCGATTGGGTCTTTATATGCTGCTTTTTCCAGGCCCTCAAAGTGCGATACGACGACTGCTGCGATACTTAAAGCAGCACCTGCGCCCGCTGCGATAAGCTTCTTACGTAGCATCGCCGTCACCTTCGGTATCTTTCTTGGTGACTTTCCGCTGCTTCTTCTCGTATATCCATCTTTCCAAGAAAATCGCAAACTGAGTTACGACATATATAGCAGTCAGGATAATTACCCAATCACTAAGCGATATGCCAAAGAAAACAAGAGAAGACACAGTGACGGCGGGCGCTGCTTTACCGAGTTCGATAGCCGAGGAGATATTCTGATCTATTGACATATGAGTATGTTCTTATTATTATGTTTTTATTATTGTATCACTTGCGTTTCAAGGATTGAGCGATGAATAACCCTTTTCTAGAAATCATCGAAAAGTACGGCAAGACTGCTTATGAGCGAGTAGTGCATGAAGCGACACTTGAGCACAAGCAGCAGATCGCAGACTCAATGCCAGTGCCTGATCTCGTAAAGAGCATCAAGAAAAGAGCACTGGAACTCGCTCAAGACGAAAATAGAATGATGGGTATAAAGCTGGAAGAGTCCCTGGGGCTTTAGTCAGCAACTACGACTTTTGGCTTTCGACCGCGCTTAGGCTTTTCAACGACCTCAGCAACTTGCTCTACCTCAACCACCGGCTCCACCGGCTCAACAACACCAGCGCCGCTAGGCACAACTTTAGCCAGCCAGTACTCGTGCTGTTTGCTTCCAACATCGACAAGCACGCGCCTATCTCCGACTTCTAGCCATACGCTTTCTGTCTTTTTCATAGTCCTTACTCCGCTGGCCATGGATGCTGAGCCTTGATCTCTTCGAAGCGCGCTATCGCTTGATCTCGCACCGCTTCCCACCCGGTTTCACCCATTAGCTGCATGCGCTGGGCTTCTGCGAAGAGACGGTCAGAGCCGGTGAAGGCGTCCGAATAGGCGGCTTTGCGGGCACCGTCTACTTCTTCCCTGGTAATGACAGGTTCTACATAAGCGCCTATCTGGCCATGAATGCCTGCAAGAATTTCCGCATGCACCGTCCGGCCCATCTCGACGCAGTCGTCCGGATGAGCAGTGAAAGGGATCCATCCGTAAATTGGGTGCTCGATCTCACAATCGACAGCGATGCCTGAGGTCGCAAAAATGTTACGAACTTTCATTACGCGATCCTCATAAAGATAGTTGCCCTGGCTAAGTAGTCAGTACCACCACTTGTAGCAACTGACATCTGGCGCCACGTGCCGACCTGCGGGTTGGCGGCTGGGTGGTAGGTATTAAGGGAAGCCATTCGCAGGCCACTTCCTTCGACCAGTCGATAGATAGATCCAGCACTATCTGCAAGTGGAGCTGAGTCGGTTGTCGTATTAAGGGCCGGTACACCGATCACATACGACCCGATCTCAAAGCGCCCAGGCAGTGCGACAGTCCCGCTTTCATCTGGAGAAGGCTCTGGAACCGGCACCGCATCAACAATTTCCTGCAAACTCACTTTCATCGACGAGCCTGGTCGGTGCACGTGCAAGTTTGCGCTCAAATCGCCGTCCCACACGGCTAAGTCTGATGGTCTTTTCTTATTGGTGGTCATTTTTCTGACTCTTATTATTATTGTTATATTGTATCAGAGTTTGATCAGGTTATAAGTCTGAAGAGTGTATGTGTCGTACTGCTTTGTGATGATGATTCGGTCGCCGTCGCAATCAATGTGCATAAACTTACTTTCGCTAGGCGTATAGAAAAGATCAGTGAAAGTTTCTCCGGCATCGTAAGTAACGAAAACGCCAGTGTTGCCGCCTCGTAAAAACACTCCAAAATCATCTATGACATAGCCTCCTATTACGCTGCTCGGAGATGCAAGCGTCCTCTGCTGACCGGAGGTAAGATCTATCGTAAGCGTACGCCGAACTCACCTTGCGTGACTCAGGCAGGTACCCACTGATGCGGCAGCAGTTGACCGATCTCACTTGCCCGCTGCGTCGGCAGTCGTGTCAGCACATCCTTGAGATAGGCATGCGG